AGGCGTTGCTGGGACCCTTTCTAACACTCCTGGCGGTATCGGTTATCTGAACACTGGATTCGTCCGTGCTAACAAACTCCAGGCTGCTGTGCTTCAGAACAAGGCAGGTAAGTTTGTTGGACCTTCTGCTGTGACTGGTGCTGCCGCTCTGAATGGCATCAAACTGGATCCCGTGACCCTTGCTGGTGAAAATCCCAACCCAGCAGGTGCTCAGGCATATCCTATCTCCACTCTTACCTGGATTATTGCTTATAAGAGTGGTTATGCTCCTGGTAAGGCATCTGCAGTTCGTGATGCTCTGAACTACGCTCTGAGCTCTAAGGCTCAGTCGATTGCTGATGATCTCGGTTATGTTCCTCTTTCTGGTTCTATTCTGAATCGTTCCCGTATTAAGGTGCAACAAATCGGTATGGGCGAGAAGTGATACATAGAGGGGGGGTTGACAAAACCCCCTTTTTAATGTATCATAATCAATGAGTTAGGAGGTTTATGTCTCTTATTTCCCAGAAAGACCGTGAAATGGTCATTGAGGCACTTGAGTATTATATCCAAAGACTCAAAGAAGATAATTGTACAGAAGCGTCAATCTATGCTTATAATACACTTCTTCGTTGGATAGAACTGGAGTACTTTAAGAATGAAAATTAATCTTTGGTTCTGTAAGGATATGAATCAATGGCGCTGGACTCTTGTTGAGGATTCTCGCCCAATCGTTAAACAAGAATCTGGTCAAAGGGAAAATCTTCGTGATGCCATGAATGATGTGGCAAATACAGTTGAATATCTTATGAATCAACTTTGACTTTTTATGGGCGATTAGCGCAGCGGTAGCGCAGTTGCTTTACACGCAATTGGTCGGCGGTTCGAATCCGTCATCGCCCACTTTATAAATACCTAAAAAACTGGTATAATGGAAAGACTTTTTAAACTTCTAAGTGATGTTCAGGCGAATTTATTTCTTCTGTTTCACAAGACTTGGGTTTACCATTGGAACGTTGTAGGACCTGACTTTCATCAGTTCCATGAAGTTTTTGGTAATCAATATGAATCAATGTTTGAGGAGATCGATCGTCTCTCTGAACACATGAGATATCTGAATATTCGCCCTGTTGGAACACTTAGTAGAATTGTAGAAGTTTCCACTATTGGTGAAGGGACGAATATTGTTTCTACTGATGAAAATGGTTTAAAGTCGGTAACCTTAGGAAAACCACTTTCCAAAGGAACTGAAATGATTAAGCAACTTCTGAATGATAATCAAATTTTAATTGAGTTATTGACAGAAGCAGCTGAAGAAGCAGAGGCACAAAGAACGTTAGCAACTGCAAATCTTCTTCAGGACTTAATGGAATCACACGGTAAATTTGTTTGGATGCTAAGATCTTTTAGTGAAAAGGCAGTACCTCAAGTTGAGGAAACCGATGAAGTTCCAGTGCAACCCGTAGAGCAAGAAGTTCCTGCAGAAGAACAACCAGCACAATAAACAATTATTGATTTTGTTAAGGTAATGAGTAATGGAAAACTTAAGAATCAGATGCCGCTCTTGTGGTAAGGAGTTAGAGGGCATTACTGGAAAAACAGTGTCTTGTGGATGTCCAAATATGGCAGTTATTCGTAATGGAGTAATATCTGCAGTTGATTTATCTCAAGTATTGATGTTAAACTCCACAAAAGTAAAGGAAAAATCTGGTATTTTGACTAACGAAGATCTTGCATATCAAGAAGCAAGAAGGCAACGTAAAGTTAGAAAGTTAGATTTTGAGATTAGATAGGATTTAGGTAAAGAGTATCATCAAATATTGCATACTCGTGTCCGTATTCGTCTAAGTTTCCAAAACCAAATTTAGAATTCATTAAAGATCTTTTTCTTACCAAATCAAAATCATCTTCAGAATCAATTGGATTGTATAGTTGATTTCCCCAAGGCTTACTAACAAGGACTTGATTGGGATATGCTATAGTAAAATATTTTCTATTATCTCTCATATCTTTTAATTCTCTAATGATCCTATAGAGAATTTTTTTATGTTGATTTTTGGTCAACATTGATGGGTGACGATCCCACATTATTTGCCAACCAATTTCACTTATTCTTCCCTTACTAAATTTTATTTTGTTTAATAAGTATTTGTATTTTTTAGTGATATCTTTTTTAGATAAAATTTTTCTATCAATTAGATATTGTTCATAAACATAACTTTTTTTATTTGTATAATGAATAGCAAAAAATTCTATATAACTGATTGATATTGGAAAACATTCTTTTGCAATTTTAGTGGTCTCTCTGTTTGTTTTTAAACAAATGGGAGAACGATCTTTATATCCAAGTTTAATAATCAATCTTTCAAAATCTCTTCTTACTTTTGGTGGATAAATTTTGCTCATAGTGGGCGCAATTTTAAATCTTGATCGTATCTTGCATAACAAAAACCATCTGATTTGAGATCTCCAAATCCAAGTCTCTTATTCCACAATGCTCTTTGCTTTGTTCCTTCATCCATTGATTCGCTTGTGAATCCTTTATTAATTTTTGGACCGTATGGATTGGAAACTAGCATATCTCCTTCTCTTGGTTCGAACTTTACAAATCCATTTGTAAACCAGTTTTTTACATCTTTAATAAAATAACCAAAGATCGCTCTTCTTTCTTCCAACGTAAATTCTGTAGGATCATTTGTATAAACAACTTTCCAATAAACTTCTCCGATTCTTGTTTTTTCACTAAAAAGAATGTTTTCAGCAAGTGATGAAATTCGTTCTTTAATATTTGGTTCGTGATAGCTTTGATAAAATTCAGTATAGAGATATGATTTTTTATTGTAATATGGTATAATAGTATTATAAAACCCCATTGCTTTTCCACTAGGCAAAACATAGTTAATTTGCTTGGTTACTTTCTCTTCGAAATAGACAGGTGATCTGTCTTTATAACCAAGATTTCTTAAAAGTTTTTCAAACTCAATTCTTTTTGATGGTGGTTTTATAAGCACTTGACAAAATTAAATAGATACAGTATATTATACCACAAATGGAAGATTGGCCGAGTGGTTGATGGCGATAGTCTTGAAAACTATTAACGTTAATAGCGTTCCAGGGTTCGAATCCCTGATCTTCCTTGTTACAAATATTACATAATTTAAGATTTTCTTAAACACTTTTTTGATATCAACACAATAACTTGACACTGTAAAAAGAAAAACTATTATATAGTAGTATACTTATTCATAACCCTATGGATCAGCACACCTATGAGAACTGGGTGAAGATCAAGGAGACCTTCGAACAGTCTGGAAATACAGACAATATGTTCTACAAAAGAGCAGTGGAAATCGCTAAGACCAGAAGAGACCCTCTGGCAAAGTTTCTTGGAGACGAGAAGTGATGGAACCGCAAGATGAATTGGTAAGTCGTGCCGAAGTTCAGGAGATGATCGATGCAGCAATACGACGACACAACCGTAATGCTTCTATCATTAGCATGTGCGTTGGTTGGGTGGTTCTTTCTTTATTTGCTGAGGGACTTTTAAGACTCGTAGGTGTTATTCCACCTGTACTACCATGGCTCAACATTACCCTGAAATAATCGGAATTGTTTTCCTGTTAGTATTTGCTGCTACGATGTTCTATCAAGGAACTTGTATTATAAAAAATCAGCGTGGTTATTCTCTTCGTGACTATATGAAACAAGATAGCACAAATATGCGTAAAAGAATAGAAGAACTACTCAAGGATAAATGATAAGTTTAACAGAAAAGGATTTACAAGAGTTACAAGAAAGAGTTTTACGACAAAAAATGGAAGAACTTTTTGAAGAACCATCTACTTATGAGGACGAAGACGATGAGTAATCTTTTTATATCTTCACTTTTACTTTTTAGTAGTATTGGATTATTCATTTATTGGGGACTTACACACGCATATCCAGGAGTTGTATGAGAGTAGGATTAATCGGATTAGGTCGGATGGGAGAAGGAATGTCCCGTCGAATGATGAAAGCAGGTATTGAAGTTTGGGGATACCGAAGGAATTATGAAAAAGCACAAGAAGCATATGAAAAGGGATATGTAAACGGTGTTACAACTTCTATACAAAGCCTTGCTCAAGTAGTTAAGCATGTCCAAAGTGGAGTATCAGACAAATATGGTCCAGGCATCTTCATGATGGTTGTTCCTGCAGAAACAGTAGAGGAGACGATCAATGAGTTACTACGATATTGTGATAAAGGAGATATTATTATTGATCATGGCAATAGCAATTTTAAAGACAGTCGGAAAAGGGCAGAACGTCTGGCAAAACTTGGTATCCAATATATTGATTGTGGCACTAGCGGTGGTGTTTATGGTTTGGATCGTGGATACTGTCTTATGGTTGGAGGTGGAAATACTGCAGTCGCCACTTGTGCGAGCATTTTTGATGCACTCGCCCCAGGAATCGATGCTGCCCCCAGGACTCAATTTAACTCAGACGTAACCTCTGCTGAGTTTGGTTGGTTGCATTGTGGTGGTCCAGGTGCTGGACACTTTGTAAAGATGGTTCATAATGGAATCGAATACGGAATTATGCAGGCATATGCCGAAGGATTTAACATTATCAAGAACGCTAATCTAGGTGCTCAGTATGTTAGAGAAGGTGATGCAGAGGTTGCCCCTATGGCAGACCCAGAATCCTATTGCTATGACATTGACGTTGCTGAGGTTGCTGAGCTATGGCGTCGTGGTAGCGTGGTTGGCAGTTGGTTACTCGATCTTACTGCTGATGTGCTACGCAGGGATGGTGAGCTTAAACAGTTCTCTGGAGGCGTATCCGACAGCGGTGAGGGTCGTTGGACTGTTTCTGCCGCTGTGGATCTGGGGGT